ATCTGAGTGTTTATGTCCATTACATATATTCCCACATATATGACCTATCTCCATATTCATCAACAAACCATCTATCTCCATCATTATCTACAAAACTACTACTATCTAATCCATCAGATACAAAACCAAATGGTGCCATATCTTGTTCTATTTGGTTTTTTTGCTCTTCATATAACCGTTTTCTTACGTCCTGATCTGTAAGTTCTTTAAAATAATCTTGAGCTACTAACCAAGCATATATTACTAAGCACATTGCAAGATCATCATTACATCCCTCTTCTGCTTCAAATGAATTGTGTTTTTGGATAAATGTGGTGAGTTCTGCAATAATCTCATAATCATTTAAAAATAACTTATTCTCTTCAATCATTGTTTTGAGATTAAGACATCCGACTTTTTTTACTGTCTTTGACATCTTGACCCCAAGTTGAGTTTTCTTTCCAGAAAATCCTTGACCTACAATTTGACCTGCTCTTCCCCTCATTGAGCACATTAGTAAATTTTTATATTCTAAATCATATTGAAGAATGCTTGCTACTTGATCTCCAACATCATTAACTTCACATAACACATATGCATCATTGTAACTTTTTCCAACTTCATCAATGATACTTGGAAAAAGCATAGGTTTTATTTCATTATTTCTATACTTTGCAACTACTTTGTGGGGAAATTCAGTTATATCAACAACAGTAAATGCAGAGTAATCATTTCCTACTCCTCTTGCAACATCTACTGTAATAAGATAATCATGGTTATCTTCAGGATCCACATAAACATCCAATCCCGCACTGCGCGTCTTGGGGTGATCATAAACAAGGGATCTTAATTTTGATGGAGCAATTAAAGTATCTACAGATCCTAAAAATTCACATTCAAACTCAACTTTAAATTGTTGTTCCGAAGTGTTTGATATGGTTTGCTTTTTCCATTCCTCATCTCTTCCAGGAACTTCACTCCAATGAACGTCTGTGAATACATACTCATTCTTACCTTTTTCTGCATCATGCCACATTCGGTAGAAATGATTCATACCATGTGGAGTTGATACTATAATTACTTTTGTATTTTTACCTGAAGTAATCGTAGGATAAACCGAAGCAAAGAATGAATCTGCGATATGATTTGGGACGAACGCAAATTCATCCAAAAATAAAATGTTGAATGACATACCACGAACTGCAGAAGCAGAAGTAGAAGCAGCCAAGATTTTACTTCCATTTTCAAGTTCCAAAGAACCCTTGTTCCAAGAGATAATTCCTTGTTGCATCCACTTTGGTAAATTTTCATATGCTGTCTGCAATCTATCTAACAGTTCTCTAGCGGTCGCTGCTTTGTTTGCTAAGATGCCTATATTTACATTATCATTGAATACTGCATAGTGTAAGAGAAAAGATACTACGGTAGTTGATTTTCCCGTCTGACGAGGCATCTTGCAGATATTAAATCTATGCTCGTGAAATCTATTTACAAGTTTTTCTTGAAATGGATACATTTTAAATGGTTGTAATCCATGATCAAGAGTTACAATTTTTACATAATTTTTTGCAAAATAAACAGGATCACTCATGCATTTGGAGATTTCAAGAATTTGATCTTCAGTAAATTCGTGAGTGGTATTCGCTTTTTTTAATAACGGATTGCCAAGATAAACATCATTATTTGCCATAACAAACTCCTAAAAATTAATTACAATTCCAACGTCTAAGTGCTTTATTAATTCTACTATCTGGATCTCTTGCTGTTTTTGTTGAAGTAAGTTTGGACTTCATTCCAGACATACGACGGCAAAATGATTTACGACGATCAGATCTCTTACCTGTAGGATTTTTTTCAGTTACTGCAGTTTGAAGTTTTGAACCGGGATTTTCTCTACGATATGCCTTTACTGCAGCAGAACTCAAACCATCAGTTCTATCTTGACGATTTACTTTTTGCCAGTCTTCGTCAATCTCAACTTCTTCCCCCATCATTCCGATTGGTTTTACATAATTTCTACTAGGACCAGGTTTTGCTGCACTTCCACCTTGAGGTCCAAATGCCTGGATTAAAGGTTGTCCTGGTTGAATTTCAGAGACGGAATGATAAATTGTGATGCACCCAGGATAAACTTTTTGGAGTTCATTATTTATTTCTTTACGTGTTGGAAGTTTGACCTGAGGGAAAAACATTTTAAGAGAATAATATTTTCCTCTCCAATTTAAAGTGACTCCAATTACATTCCCTGTTTGTGCTTGCATTCTTATTGCTTCATTTACTTGAGACTTAAATCCTTTAATTGGTTCAGGTTTAATAATATCAATAACTTCCGCAAATGTATTTCCATTTGCATCTTCAATAGAAACATTTTCTGATTTTACGCAAGAACCTTTTTCGAATTTAGAAGTTCCTTTTTTTCTTTTATAACCTTTCCAACATGGACCACTTTCTCCTAGTTCTGATAAAATTTTATCTACTATGGATGGTTCGTATTCGGCATTTATGTTTCTGATATTAGTATCTCCAGGTCTTACTAAAGGTATTTTGGGATCTTTTCTTTTTGATTGTGCCGCCTCTCTTTCTCCTTCAGTTGCACCTTGCAGAGAAAGATTTCTAATACTTGTAGAACGTTTAGATTTTCTAATATCTTTAGGATTTACTTCAAAACTTATTCCCTCTTCCATCTCACCACTTGCGATATAATCTGCTGCAGTATCAATATAATCTGCTGCTTTAGTGATTTTTGATTGAACCCATGCTTCTAGATCTCCTTCACCTTTACCAACTTTTGCTTTAAGTCTTTTTACCGCATCTTCAATGGTTTTAAGTTCTGATCTTGCCATTGAATATTCTTCATCTTTAATTGAGATTTTATCCCAAACTTTTTCTCCGTAAGAACATTCAGATCTTGTTTCTCTTTTATCACATAAAGGACAGTATCTTTCTTCTTCATGCATAGTTTCCTCAGATTTAGTTCCCCAGTTTGCAGCACCAACTTTACGGCATTTTACAAGTGCTCCGGACGCATATGCACTCGGCCAAACATCATATCTAGACTTTACTTTATTATAGCACGCATCTTTTTTTCCAGACTTCTTTTTTTCTTGTAAATCCATTTCTTCAGTTCTTACGTTAGTTGGTTTTGATGCGTTATTTTTTTCTGGTTGATTTGGATCGTTTCTATTCTTTCTTCTAAATGCTTTTTCTTCCTCTTCTGGAGAAAGATTTGCTGCCATTTTAGAACTTCCACATTTTGGTGTAGAAGTTTGACCTGGCTGGCGAGCACAAGGAGCACCAGCAAATGGACCTCCTAGTTGAACCCATCCTTTCACCTTTCTTCCTGTTTTTGGATCTGTTCCACTAGATTTTTTAAACCAATCACGGAGACTTTCATCTCCCGATTTAGTTTCTTCTTTCACATCCTTAAATTTTTTATGATTCTTTTTAGCGGATGCTTCCATTTTTTTCAAACGAGTATAATAATCTGGAATCTCATCAAGATGTTGAAGAGCAATATGACGTGCTAATTTATGATCTTTAGTGTGTTCGTGCTCAATAGGTTCTCCCATATCAAGTTGATTTTGTATAAAGGAAACATCAAGACGATGTTTTTTTGCAATTTGCTCAACTGTTTTATGAGATTTCAACTTAGGCATTGAACTATATTAAGTACCTTTTTATATTTATTATTCTATACTTTCTTGGGATTGTTGCTTTAAAAATTTTGCTAGTTCTGAGGTAGATCCAACAAACAATGCATTATTGACTGTTGTTGGTCCTTTTATTTTATTTTCTTCTACGTCTTTTAATTTTTTTTGAAGTTCCATTAATTTATCTGTGGCATCTGCAACACTTTTAATAAGTTGTCCAGCAACCTCATATGCTCTAGGCATTTCACTTTCTTGTGCCAATTCAAGAATACCATTAATAGCTTCTTGTCCCTTTTCTATTAGTGAATATAAATTTCCCCTAGTATATTCATAATCTTTTTTAATATCATCTGAAATACTAGAAGTATGTGTCTCTATATTTTCTATATTAGTATCTATTTTTTTAGATATAATTTCAGCACTTGTGTTAAAAGTCTGATTTAGGTTATCAAATTTTTTTGTCATTTTCTATAAAAGTTATAAATTTGAACCACTAAAACCAAAATCATCACCATCTTCTATTAACATATTGTCGGAAGTTGTTATAGACTTTACTTCTGCGCCGATTAAATGAGAGGTAATTGGTGTTCCATCTCTACCTCTTTCTACTGTAATAGCATTTCCGGAAACAAGTTTTACGTATACTTCTTCTCCCTCAATATCGAGATATGTATTGGAAACTATAGATGACGAATCGCTAACATAAATTAGTATATCTTCTGTACTTGCATCTTTGGTTAATGTTGTTAAAACATTTCCCGTATAATTTCTGATTGCTCTTGGTTGAGCAGAATAAACAATTTCTCTTGCTGGAGAATTTGTAGTATCTCCAGCAATATAACCAATTGTAGTTTTTTTGATAATATCTTTTGTTGCAGAAGAAACTGGTCCAAAAAGATAAGTTTTTGCAGTAAATCTTAATGTATATAATAATACTCTTCTCGATAAAAAGTTTCCTTCATAATCATCTTGCATCGCAATGCTTTCTAAGATTATAGGAATATCTCTTTTTTCATTAATTTCATTAATTAGTTCTACCGTCATAGTATATGCGGGTTGAAAATATGGTAAAATTTGCTCTATGATTTGTAGTGCATCATCATTTAGCTTAGACATAATACTAAGCTCAAATTGCATATTATAAGGAACTGGTAGATATGCTTTTTTTGTCTCAGCACCATTTGAAGAAGACTTCAAAGTAAATGTTTGAGTTGTTGTTGCCTTTCTTGATGGATCATAGGTCAATCCAGTAAATTCAAAAGACATTCTTGGGAGTGTAATTTGTACCGGTTTATTCAAATCTGGCGATTGTTCTAATCTAGCAAGAAATTTTTGAGTTGGTCCATATGCAAGAGGAACCTTAATGACACTTTTTACATTTTTATTACTATCAGTATGTTTAATACTTATATCATTAAATAGAGAACCAAATGCAACCACTGTGCTTCTTAAAACTTCGTGATAAAAATATTCAAACATACTTTAACTTTCCTTACTATATTAATAAATTGATTGATTATTTTCTATTTATGGCATCCCAAAGGGATTTCTTTCACTAAAATCTATTATTTCATCTGCTTCATCTTCAATTTCGTCATTATTTGTAAAACCATCTTTAACCGAAAGGGTTTCTACTCTTCTCAAATAATGAGAAGCACTTGATGCAGTTCCTACTATGTTTTCTCCTGGCGTAAATTGCCCATTTATATTAGAGACCTCTAACACATTTGTAATAGAATTCCAAGATCTAACTCTAGCAGTTACTCCACTTTGATTTCCTGTTACAATTTCGTTGAATATAAAACTTCCACTTGAAGTAATTGAAGGACTACTAATAGTAATCGTTGGAGTCTGTGTATATCCAAGACCGGCATTCGTGATTCTAATAGAAGTAATTGATCCGGCAACCGAAACAACTGCTGTTGCTGCCGCAGAGACTGATGAAATGCCCGTAAAGGTTATTGTTGGTGGATTTACATATCCTGAACCTGAATTAGTAATAGTGATAATTCCTACTATTCCATCTCCTAGAGTTGCTCTTGCAGTTGCTCCATTGCCACCTCCACCAATAAACCTAACTCCGGGAGTTGTGGTGTATCCATATCCTGGGTTTGTGATTTCCACACTTTGAACAGATTGTGCTTGAGGATTTGTATTGTCATTACATACAACTATTCCTCCAATCATCTTAGCAATTGCGGAAGCAGATTGTGTATTTGCTGGAGCAGAAGAAATTCCAACGGCAGGTACGCTAGTATAACCTCCTCCTCTATTGGTTACCGTTATAAATCTAATTCCTCCAGTTACTATTCCAGTGCTTGCAGTTGCGGTTATACCTATCCCTATCATTTGGAGTTTTTGTATTGGACCGATCGGCACATCTCCTCCTGTGTCACCATTTATATTGTCATCAATATCTGATATTCCAGTATCAATAATTTCATCTTCGTAGCGGAACAATTCGCATTTTAACTGATAAGTATATAGTCCTTGGAGTTGATAAAAAGGTTTTTCGTGCTCGACATATTTTATTTCAAAAATTCTATCCCCGAGAGGAAAATAAATTAAATCACCTTCCTTTGGTCTTGTGGATAATTTAATGTTTGGTATGTTCTCTATTAATGGAGAAATATAAGTTTTAAATCTCTCTCTAGAAATTATCAAATTAATTTCATTAAGTGCTTGTATTCCAAATTTAGATAATATAGTTGTATTATCGCCATATCCTTCAAAATTATCCAAATAAGCTTCTATTGGATATGCATTTGAAAACTCAGATTCAATAACCTCTCTAATTACCTTTTTTTCTGTTATATATTTTCTTGGTAGATAATAAACTTCAATACCATACATTCTCAATTGTTCATTGATCAAGTCCTGTATAAGACCTTGTTCTGATTTTGATCCCTGGAGAAAAAATGGATTTAACATAAATTAACCAATCATGTCTAATGGTGGAAGTTCATAAGTGTTTGACATTTTTTCCATCAAAATATCAATTTCTTTTTGGGCATCATCATACATTTGTCTTCCATTTAACTCTACTCCTCCTGGAAGTTTAACTCCAGTAAATTTCATCATATTTTGTCCCCATTGTCTTTTAATAAGAGAAGTTAAATATGGTTTTATAAATGAATCATTCCAAACTCTAGAATAATCGTTTGGGTCTAACGTTGAATAGCAATCTATAACAAAATAATGATTTTCTGTTACTGATCCCCAATCAATATCTAAATACAATCTATCTTGTCTTTTGTTGAATCTTATTTGTTTTTGTGTATTTAATAAGAAATCTAAATCTTCCAAATAAGTTTTTACCATTGCATAACTTAAAAGTTCAGTAGTTCCCCAATAATAAACATCATTTAAAAATAATTGATATTTTACACTAAACATATTATGAGTTATTGTATTAGATCCATCAAAAGTAAAAATTTTATTTACTCCTATAACATTAGGGGGAACTTGTAAATAATTGCTATTTTCTTCATAAGAAAAAGTAGTAGCAGTTCCTACTATACTAGTTGTTACGCTAGTTGTCGCAATACCTACAGAGTTTTGATTTAATCCTCTTGCCCGTCCTCTAGCGATGTCTTGTGCTGTTACTTTATACTTATAGAATGTGGGATAAACTCCATCAAAATGCCGTTCTTGAAAAAATTGTACAGCATCATCTACCAAGTCTTCAATTTGTTCATCTGCAACATTTATCTCTAAAACTGGAGCACCAAGTTTTCTTTTGCAATAATCTATTAATTCTTGCCTGGTAGATGGTTGTGCCATTTTTATTACCTCTTAAAAATATTTATGAAAAATTAATAAACGAAAGATTTGATATAACCTCTTGTTGTTTCAAGTATAACTTGTAATAACATTTTGCAATATCTTTTAGTTTATCAGCATTATCAATAGAATCTATTTCTGAGCAATATTTAAAGTACTCAAAACTTTTGCTTAAATTTTCCAACTTAATTTCATCAGGATTCATTTATTAAACTCCTTAGTAGAGATTTTATTTCATTAATATCGTCTTTGATATTATTCAAATCATTTTCAAAATTCTGTAATTTTTTAATCTCAGCATCTCTATCCATTTTCATAGATAAGTATCTTTGATATTCATTTACATTGGTATTGATAATAGAATTTGTGGTAATATCTCTTACCAGATCACCATTATCTTTTACTTTAATATATTTCATAGTTTATGCAAGAGCAATAACTCTTAAGTTTTTAACTCTAGGAACATGAACTTGATTGCTCGATGTTCCTATCAGTTTTATTCTGTAATAACGGAAAGATGGTAAATTATTTGCAGTAAATGTATATTCTCTAAAACTAACCCTGTCAAGTGATAATATTGTTGAAGGTGCAATATAATCATCTGGAAGACCGTCACTATCTTCAAAATTTATAACTTCTTTACGTTGGTTTAAATTCAAATATCCCGGGAATGGTATGAATATTGGCGAAAAATTAGGATTATCGCTAATTGCATAAAAAGCACGAATATTTGAGCTTGAAGTTATATAAGCATCTAATAAAATTTTTATAGATGTGGAAGAGGTTTCTAATTGAACCTCTTTCGTAATGTATTTGAATGCGGTTGGATCATCAATTGGACTATTAACTCTATTATCTTGAGCATAGTCATCTATAACGGAATTAATTCTATTTGTAACCAGAGTAATTGAGGATGCTCTTGCATCAATCGTTGGACTTAATAACCTATCAGTAGAAGACAAATTGATTCTCAAGTTGAATGATTTTTGTCCAGATAAATTATTAACCTCATTTACATCTGAACATACAATTCTTGGAGAATCTAGAAAATTATTTTCATATATTGAAATTGGTTCAAAACCAGCATCTACAAAAGAGGGTTCGTTGCCACTTATGCTTGTTCCTTTAGTAGTTCTAATTACTCCACTTATTGATGTTCCAGTAACCGTAGTGTTTGGAATTAATGGTTGAATTAATTCAAATTGCATATTTTCGGATGCAGAAATATTCGATCCTCCCGTTGATTTGGATTCATTTATATAAAGTTTCGGTAAAGATGTTTGTACAGATCTATCAATTCCATCAGAAGACATGTCAAGTTTAATATGATATGAATCAAATTCTATTGGGTTCTTAATAATTGAAGTATCAACAGAAAATAAACTATGTTGCTTATTAATTCTTCTTAAAGACACTCCACCCAACTCATACTTATAAACTAAAGTTCCTACTGCATAATCTCTTCGAGGTCTTGTGACCAATCCATTAATTGTTCCATTTGAAGTAGATTGGTATGGTATTATTTCATCTCCAATAAGTAAATATCCTGGATTTGTTGAAGCTACCCCAACATTTTCAAAAGTTTGAAAGTCGCTAGAGTCATCTACAGATATTGAACCTCCGGAGGTTATTGTGCTTGCAACAATACTTTGGGACAGTCTTGTTGGTCTTATATCACTTTCAACACCAGAAATAATTACATCATTTTGGGGAGAATGCATTCCATGATTTTTTTGATTTATTTTTATATGCAAACCATCAGAAACTGCAATTATATTACTTACTGCAAGATTTAGATTTACAGTTGAACCAACGTTATTTTTATATTGAAGCGATGGTGTTTCAGAAACTATAAAGTCTCCCTGAACATTATCTACTATTAATTCATTTACTGAAGATATGCTTGATATAGAAACTCTTGCACCAGATCCTACATTTAGTGATCCAATAGATGAAATTCCAAGAACATCGCCAATCTTGTATCCCATTCCACCATTAACAATAGTTGCTACACCCACTCCACCATTAGTGATGGTAATATTCGCAGTTGCATTTCTTCCATCTCCAGTAATAGATTCTAGGTTTATATTAGAAAATGAAAGAGTTCCCGAAGATGGGGTATATCCTATTCCTGCGTTAATTAAAGATAATGTACCAAAAGCAGACCCTGCATTTCCGATATAATTTCCAACACCTTTTGAATTTGATTGTAAAATGGTGTTTCCTATTATTAGTCCAGAATTGCTTGGTAGGGATGATGCTAATCCAATTCTAATCTTTCTAGAATTTAGTATAACTGAATCTGGGAATAATTTTTTGGAATGAGTTAAAGTCTGATTAGTGAGTTTCGGATTATAGAAATTAACAAAACCAGAGCTAACAAAGTCTGCTCTCCAAAGTTGATATTTTAAATCTTCCCACTGACTTGGTTCCCAAGTCGTTCCATTTTGAGATTTAAACAGGGATCCAAAATCTTCTTGGTTTGAATGAGATGCATTTGTAATTAAATCAGTTTCATTAACTCTTGAAATAAATACCTTATAATCTGCAGATTTAGATAATAAAACTATTGCGTATTCTTTATTTGCATCCAAATAGACGGGACGCTTGAATCTAAATTCAGTTCCTACTGAACCATCATTTGAAAGATTAACTTCGGAGGGTAATTTTGAAACTTGAGAACCATCTAAAATATAATTTGATGGTTCTGTTCCACTGGATACAGTTCCATTTGCCATAGATCTAATTTCAAAATCTACAGCAATACCTTCAGTTAATGGTTTGGCCTGGAAATAAATAACACACTTGGTTAAAAATACTCCCTTTGACCCTACAGTAAATGATTGAGCTAAAGGATCTGTTGGGCAAATATTTGCTCCCCTTGCTCGAAGCCTAGATACTATTCTATCACCCAATTCTTGTGATAGATGTCCACTAGGAAGTCTTTCAAAATTATTAATTCCAAGTTGTTCTGCTATTTGACCTAAAGTTCCAGTTAGTCCTACACTAGCCGCTGCTTGTATCAATCTTTGTTGAGCAGCAGCAGCATAAACAGGTCCATCATAATTAATCTGTGTGGGTGGTGTAGGTGGTGGTGGTTGTGTAGGTTGTGTAGGTGTAGGTGTAGGTTGTGTAGGTTGTGTAGGTGTAGGTGTATATACTGGGGGCGGAGATGGTGGTGGAGTATTATCAACAACAGTAACGGATGTAATTTGTTGAGTTACATCTGTACCAAGAATTCTTTCTTGGTCTTGTCCTGTTTCTGTTACTTCATTTGATACTACTGAATAAGTTCTTGTAGAAATTGTAGTAGGTTGAACAGTTTCTATAAATCCACTAGCAGTAAAGTTTTCTTGTGCTTCTGTTGTAGATTGATTGGTCAATTTAAATGTCCTTGTTCCCGTGCCAAATCTGGTCGATCTGCCTCCCGCTGGATATATAAAGAAACTGCCCATAACAACGGCACTATAATCTACTTTCAATCTTTTTCGAAGAACTCTAGCTTTTGCTCTAGAAGTAACACCCTCTAGAATCATATTTGGAAAAATAACTCCACTATATTCTATTGAAGCTGTTTCTGATAAAAGATAAGTATCTACGTTTAAAATATCGGATGTCTCACTATACGCATTTGGAATTTCCACATTTGTGTAGGGATTGATTTTAAAGAAAGTTCTAAAATCGTTTTGGTTTATAGTTGCATGAGGTCCAGATTTATGTCTTGGGTGACAAACTCTCAATGTGGCACTGAGTTGTAAAGAAGGACCACTAGCAAGAGTAGCAATAACATTTTCCCCAATTTGGAACCTTCCTGTGCCGGGAAGCATTTCTATTTCAAGTAATTTTGGAAAACAATCGTCTGTAACATCAACACCATCAAAGTATGCCTTTAATTCAGTCCCCGGAAGAAGACCCTTTCCTTCAAATTGAATATTTCTGGACCTTATGTATTGGGAATTATCTCTTCTAACTACTCTTTGTCCTACACTTATTGGGGGACTGATAACAGGTTGTAATGAAAGTTGAGTTCCTGTTCTTACTGTTTCTCCAGTTTCATAATTAGTAGTAGTTGTTTGATTATAGGTTGTTGTAGTCGTGACATAACCGCTACTAGTTGTTGAAGTTAAATTATTTTGAGTATTTGTAGTTGTTCTATCAGGAGTTCCGGACCATGTAGTTTGCCAATTATTCCAGGTAGTTAATGTTCCAGATTCATTTAGATTATATGCTCGTCGGTATAAATCAACATCTCCAATATCAACAATAAAGTTTTGTGCTTCCAATATTATTGGGGAATCAAACCAAGTATCTGTTGATGGGATGAGTTCTATTGATCCTTTCCAGTAATTTAAGATAAAAGGTGTTACGCTTTCTGCCCTAGTCGCTATATTTTGACTTCTCCATAGTGAATCTGTGTATCTTAAGGTAATAATACCATCATTAATAACTACATTTTCTCCCTCTATAGAATTATTATTATCTACAGAAGTTGTTTTATCGTTAAATGGAAGTAAACTGATATTTTGAGTATCTACATTGGGTCTTAATTCTTGTGATGTTGGATCTATAGAATTATTTTTTCCAAAAGTAAGATCCTGAATTGGTGCCTTTTCATCGGAAAAATTATCTACAAAAAATCCAGATTTGAATTTATTTAATCCATTAGAATCTTGGATTAAAAGATTTGAAGTTTTTGATTCAAGAAGAGAAAGGCTTGTATAGTACTCTAAATTTCTTATTCTATCTTCCAATACTTTAATATCATGCATTCTATATCTTTTATGTTCAGCGAGATTTATAACTGCAGATGAAGTATCGTAAAGATATGGTGGTAAATTAATAGTCGCTATTTCTAAAGAATCATCTATTGGAACTGGTTTTTCTGGTTTTTCTGCAGATGTTCCTATTTTTACTTGCAAAGTTCCGGTCTTATTTAAATATATTACATCTATTCTTCCAAGATAAAATGAATAATTTAGCACAAGGGATTCGTCTGACGCTAAAGAATTTTTGGCAGAATTTCCGGATGATGTAAATGATCTTCCATAAAACTCTAGTGGAGATCTAGTATCAACTGTTGTAGTATAAGGAGAAACTCTTGGTCTAATGTCAATAGTATCGGTTAATTTAACATTATCAACTACTCCTACTTCCTTCGAATAATCATATTCAAGATAAGAGTTTCTTGTTGTTATATCCCCACTGTCTGAAGAATCGTAGTATGCATTAGAAAAATAAATTTTCAATTGTCTAGTCGGAAAATTAAAATTAGATTTCTTTAGTACAGTAGAATAATCATAGAAAGTTGATCTTTGACCAGAATTAAATGAATAATGAGTGGTAATATCATTACTGTCAAAATTTTCAGATGCCAAAATACATCTAATATTAGATTCCTCAAATAATAAGGTTTCTCCTATTGCAAATTGAGTAGTATTCTTTGAGGCATAACTAATTTCAGAATCTGTTTTTCTTTCTAACAAAATAGCAACTGATCCACTAGACTCTCCTATAATTTTTTCTCCGATTATTAAATCCGAAGTTTTTCCACTTTGACTTCCTATTGAAGAAAGTAAAAGTGATGGGGGATTGGCGGCAGAAGTTCCCTTAGATTCAAATATTCCATGAATTTCAATTACATCTGGATAATTTAAAGAAATTAGATCATCTTCAACTCTTGTCCCATAAGGATAATTTCCATACACTAATCCATTATTTGTTGTATCTTGTCCAGTACCAGAACCCTCTAATATTGACTTGTTAACAATTACATAATTGATTCTATTTTTCTTTTTAATTTTTTCTTTTGGTTTGCTTTTTCTAATAGTAGCAACCAAAGTGGAACCAGTAGAATCATTTGAAACATTACTAATTGTTAAAGTATTTCCATCGATAGAAAACTTATCTCTTGTTAATGTCTGTATAGACCCATTTGAATTTGTTAAAGTATATCTTTCCTCATCAAATGGCAGAAATGTTTCATCTTGATCACTTAAAGAGACTATTAATTTATTTGATGATATTATCTGATTATCAAAAGTTTTTCTAATTGTTAATGTGCAATTTGTTAAATCTACATTTGAAATATTACTTTTTGGTAATTTTGAGTATAAAGTATTATCTTGAGATGATATTAGGGATGTCGTTAAGATTTCTAAGTCATTTACTGAAATATTTGATGCTGGAACACCACCTGCAACGAAATTTGCTACAGTTGTAACTCCAACTGCTTCTATTGAGGTTGCATTAACTGTACTGACCTTGGCATAATATGGTAGAGATGTATTTGTGGGATTTGTATATTTTACTATCTCTCCCACTTTTATATTAGTTCCAGAAAAAATTGGATTTGTGCTTGTAATAGAAATAAAAGAACCATTTGATACTATACTTGCTATTCCAACCCTAATTTTAGTTGTTTGGACAACATCTGCGGAGAAAGTTTTTCCAGACCCTACTGTTCCATATACCGACCTAACATCAGAAATCCCATATGAGGTTACATTACTGCAAATTCTACTGACTGCCTCATTGCCATCAAAAATCAGAGATTCAAATTTTGAAAATTCTCCTGTTGTTTGATAAAGAACAATTGAAGTACTATTACTTACGGAGTCTTTTAAGAATCCAGTAGCTCCACTATTATTTCCTTTAACAAAGGTAGGAGTATTTAATGTTATTGCTTCGTTTAAAGTTATTTCTGTAGTTGTTTGAATATCATATAATGATATGTTCCATTCATTGAGATTTGGATAATTGCTGTCATATGATCCAGATTCTAACCTGAAATCATATACTCGCGCAACACCAATCTCTTTTCCTTCTGAAGTTATTCCTGTGCTACCAACTCTAGAATCTCTAAGACTAAGGACATAATCATTTCCAATTCCAACTTTCGGGGAACCATAAACTCTATTTAGTTTAAAAGTTGATCCAGTATTATATACAATAGTTTGATTTTCTAATGTTTTTGTTTCTCTTGGTTTAAGAACATCAATAAGAGAAGTACTTAGGGTTTCGAGTTCATAACCTCTTACATAGGCTTTTCCTGCGGAAATTTGATACAACGCTAGACTATCTGAAGGTACTGAACCACCATCAGTTAAATCTGTGGAATTAAATATTCCACCATTACCAAGTTTATCATTCAATGAATTTTTTAAAACAACATCAAAAGGTTTTACATAATAATCTCCAGATTCATCATATGTTCTTCTGGCAAATTCTTCTGCCAAAACATTGTATTGAGTATACTTATCAGTAGAATATTTAATAATACCAGATCTTACTCTTGCTAATTCAATGAAATTAGTGTCATCAAAGTCATCTAAACTTTTTTTAAATAAAGAAACCGTGATTTTTAGTCTATCTGCTCCAGGAGAAGAATAATTATTAAATCCTTGAGAATTATCGTTTAAGTTCTCGTCTAAATATGAAGTTATAATTTCCTCGTTTATAAAAAACCCAATTCTATAATTTGGCAAAAATGAATATTGATCCAATATCAAGGATTCTTTATTTACATTTACAAAATGTCCTCTAATAAAATATACACCCTCAGAAATAGAAAATGAAGATCCTCTCGAAGTGCAATTTCTAGAGACAGTTACCCCAAACGGCTCCCCTACTGGAATATTTAAAGTTCCTAGTAATTGGGAAATTACAATACTATTTGAAGATAGTTGTTCACCTTCGACAAATCTAGTTTCAGACCCAACTGTACTGGATTGAAGATAATTGATATATAAGGTTAGGTTTCCTCTTTCGGAATTTTGGGGAAGTAAAACTTGATTTACGGTAGCAGTTATTCCAGAAGTTAATCCTGTTATTATAGAACCTACCAATTGGTCTGCATAAGAAGATACTGGAATCCCCAAATACGTATTTTCTAATATTACACACTCATAAAAGTTGTTATAAAAAGTATTTCCTGGAATTACCTTCGCACCATCTTTGAAAAAATGCTGACCAAATTTTTCTATTTGATTTTGTAAAATTGATTGAAGTGTAGTTAATTCCCTTGCCTGTACAGGATATCCTGGTTTAAACAGAACTTTATAATAGTCATTATTTGCATCAAAATCATCAAAATATGGGGATACATTTAAATTCGTTTGGTGTGACATGATTCTTTAAAACTGCAAAATGACTTTAATATCTTCTTTTTGATTTGTTGATCTGGTAATAGATGGCCTATTATCAACATAAATTATATTTCCAGAATATTTTTGAACTTCTGGTTGAGCAACACCGCCAACAAAATTTTGTCCCAAATAGTATTTCTTATTATTTATTGTTGTATCTATACCAGTAAATCCAGAATCAATATTCAAAATTCCTCCAGTATTGCCCGTAATTGTTAGACTACCTCCAGATGATATTGAACTTGTAAATTCATTCAAATTAAATCCATATATGGGATTTGTTTGTTGGGATCCGTCAGTGTTAATTCCTGCTATAGATCTATCTTGCCAGTATTTTAAAACACCCGTGTTTTGATCGTAACTAACTACTCTTCCTGCTGCAGTAACTCCAGTTCCTATTGTTTGCGTTATTACAGAATCTGGAGTAAAAGATGCGGTATTGTATGAAGAACCGGTTAATTTTAATGCGTAAGTAGCACTTGCCTTATCTGATGATAATATAGAACCATTAGATTCTCTTGGGCTGTTAATAATTCCAACTCTTGCAATTTGGTTTCCTGTTATAAAATCTGGATTTTGAACATCATTTTCCAATCTAGAATAAATTAATGCATTAAATGCCCCCAATTCTCTGTAAATATCAAATCCATGACCTCCTTTAGGTGGAATTATAACGTCAAATGTCGGTCTAGTATCAAAAGTGGTTATTCCACCAGCAATTAAATCAACACTGCCAAAGGTATATCCTGATCCTTGATTTGTTATTGTTATTGATTCTACTTTTTGTTCTGAATTAGTTACTATTGTGCATTCTGCCCCAGTTCCATCTCCTTTTATAGGAACATTTTTGTAAATTTGATTTCCAGATCCTACAGAGACACCTCTATTTGTTATGATTATAGTTTTAATTGATCCATCTGTTGAATTATTCTTAATCGCAGCATTTTCTACATTTGATTCCCAATCCGAAGGAACTGGTATATAATCTGTGGATTCGAATTTTACAATATCCGAAGGTTTTATTGTATACAAATATTTCCAAATATACCCATCATTACTAGATCCGGCGGGTCTTGGTTCTAAGTCTACAAATGTTGGTTCATCTAATGAGGGTTTACCTTTTTCATTTTCTGGATTTGTCCCATTCTCTAGGCAAATATAGACACGATAATCGCTATTTAATACATAAAAAAATGAAGTATATAAAGTAGAAGAATCTGATATTTTAGGACGATTTGAAATTGTATAATCGTTCCTATAATAATCATAAATTCTTCCGGAAGACCAAATTATTTTTGGTATTACTAATCTAACATCACTACTATTAATCTTTTTCAATGATATCATTGTTTCCCAACAAATATTCTCATCATTAAAACTGTCTTTGTGGGATGGGGGATCGGAATCCCAATTAGATTCCACCTCTGATGGATTCGGTAGACCTACAAAGGTATAGTATGAATTTTGAGTGGAAGAAATTGAACTCAAAAAATTTTTAGCATTTAATATTCTAAATTGATCAGTTATAATTGCCGACATTTTTTATGAGGTTTTATTTATTTATTTATTATACAACATAATCAGTATATCTTAATGGTTTAGATCTTATGACAACCGCACTAGTACTCAATCCAATGATACCATTATTTCTATATGAAGAATATTCATTGGAAGAAGATCTTTGTTGTAGTTCTATTTTACCCCAACTATACTCTCCATAAAAATCACTAAATCCTAATCCGGTTAGGTTATTATACGACGCTAGACTGACTACAACTTTTAATACTGAAGATTGTCCTCCACTGGGAACAAAAGATGACCCAACAGAAACTGATTGCGCAATATAAACATTATCTAACCCGGAAGTTCCGACACCAACTATGCTTCCTGTAGAATTTAAAGAAGTTACTCCATTTCCAACTTTAGAATTATAAACAACAAAATAGTCTCCAGTTTTAATTCCGCTTATAGTAGTTGCAGTTCCACTTATGGAACTATTTCTAAGATAAGAATTATTTGGTATGAACAAATCAAATACCAATCCAGTGACAGCAACGCCAACTATTGATGTAGTTGCAATACCCGTAATAATTCCATGATCTCCAAAATAATTAGATACGGTACATTTTTCTGTTTTAATTGAAGGTGGTTCAATTAAAACTTGAGGTGGATTTGTGGTTTCATACATACTTCCGCCATAAGTCACTGTAATATTTGATATTTTTCCTCCATTAATTGACGAAGATGCTGAAGCTCTAAAAGTAGTTCCTAGACCAACTGGGGATTCTAAAATAACAGAAGGTGCAGACACATAACCACTGCCCGCATTCGTAATATTAATTGAAGTAACTGTTCCTGCTAAAGATACTACAGAAGATGCTCTGGCAAATTCTGTTGCGTCTTGGGATAATAAAGATACTTCATATTGAAAATTTAAATTACCTGAAGATGATTCTTTTGGTGAATTAAAAAACGGTCTTATATTATCAACATAAACAATGGTTGAATTTACACCAACTGAGTTTATAATATATGCACTTGGATATATTGCAGGCTCATAAGTTATTCTATTTTTAGAAACAATAGTAAAATCTATGAATTTATCTTCAGTTTGTTTTCTCCAAAATGTTGGGCGATATAGTGTCGGATCTTCAGAGATTCCCTGCCCAAAATATAGTTCAGTTTCTGCCGAATTGCTGTATAATGAAGTTATTGTTCTTTTATTTTGATCTAAACTTTGTGGTTGATTTGAAAAAATATCGTATGAAAGTCGTAGTTCATCGCCCTCTTTAATGGTTTCTACTATATCAACTGTATTAGTATCGTAAGCAGAATTTCCAATATAGAAAAGAATTTTGCAAATATCCCCAGAAATTACATTATCTGAAGATTTTCCTTTAGGTGCTTCATTAAAAATTATTTTATCTCCTCTTGTAAAACTGTAAGATTCCCCAGGAACTTGCAAAACATCATTTATGAACACTAGTAGGTTATTTTCAAGGTTTATTTTTGATCCTTGGTTAGAAATTAAAGAATATCTTTGATTTCCTATAGATAATGGAAATCTTTTTCTAACTCCATTGAAAAGACCACTTATGTTATCAAATACTTTAATTCCGCCAATAAACCATCCAGAGAACTTATCAGATCTTATTTCTTCAACAAAAATATTGAATTCTTTAAATTGTTTAGTTGTATCTGTAGGAATTCCTATAGTACCACCAATAGGAATAGTTAAAATATCTCCTTTTTTATAGTTATAACCAAAGTTTTTTATTTCAAAATTTATTATACTAGATCCATTTCCAACAATAACATCAATTTCTGCTTGAGTTCCTATGCCAGATGACCGTGATGAATAAATGAGGGGAATGTTTGAATAAGGTAGAGGGTCATCAATAGTCAATATAGGAGGATTGGATTGGGAGTATCCAGATCCTGGATTAGTTATAGATACACCAACTATATTTCCTTCGCTTACTGTTGCTATTCCAATATAAGTAATTTTATTATCTTGCCCATATTGAGTTATGACGCCAACCCTAATCGGACTTTGTATTCCTGATCTATATCCAGATCCACTATTTCCGATTGAAACTGAGGAAATCGTTCCAGATATTGAAACAATAACAGTTCCCCCCGCAGAAACTAATGGTTGATATCCAAGACTATCGCTAGATCCAACAGATACTATAACTCCTTTTATGGGTAAATTCGCAGTGTTAATGTCAGTTTGATTTGGAATACTATTAGATCCTACAAAAAATACTGTAGTAACACCAGATCTTTCGGACAAATAATAATTATCTGTTAGGGATATTTCGTTTGTTGTTACTGATGGTATTTGTGGAATATTATTAATTAATAATATTATATTATCTGTTGATATTCCAGAAACATTCGTTTGGTTGTTTTTAAGAATGAATCCACTAGAAATTCCCGTAAAAGAGTCTGAAACGTCGTCAAAAATATAATTATTGCTATATGTATCTTTGATTTGGTCAGGATTGCCAGATTTTATAAAAGATCTTCCGTGGAATTTGGATTTTTGTGTTAAGAATGCGTCTAAAGGATCTACTAGTGATAATGGAGGTGATGCAAAATTGATAGTATTTTCATTTATGTTATAGTTTCCAATAATTTTTGTAATTATTGATCCTTGAGAATGTGATTCTGGATCTGTTCCTAATACAGATCGATCTACTTTTATTAAATTTGTAGATCCAATACCTACAGAATTAATTTTCATTATTTCGTCATCAATTTTTATAAAATCTCCATTAAAAAATGAGGAAATGCCTGTGACATAAACAAAATCTGTTGATATTGAAATATTTCCAGATAATGAACTTTTTAACGATGTTATTGTAATTGGCGATTGAATAATTCCATCTATAGAAATTAATACTCTAGAATTTTGATTAAAACAAGAAAAATAATGAGTTGTTCCTATACCAACACTAGTGATGTCTAAAGTTTTTGGTGTGGAATTTAACGCATCTTCTGCATTTCGTGATAGTTTTATTTTATTATCGTTTATTTTTACTACATATAGTTCATTTGGTAATTTATTTGTCGTTCCTATTCCCACTCCAAAGTAAGTAGAAGCAATTCCAATTGAATTGGATACTGAATTTGTTCCGTTAAAGTAGGAAATTTTTTCTCCAGTAACAAAAAAGTGATTTTCTATTTCTATAGTATCTGAGGTAATATCTACGATAGACTGATCATTTCCTTTAAAAACCCTCTTAAATATCGGATAATCGTTACTGGTTAAAATAAAATCTTTTTTAGATACATTATCACTGCTATCAAATTGAGAACTTATATCATCTATACTAAGAACTTTATTTCCGAATGATAAAATATAATCTTGTACTACTTTATTTTTAAATATAATTTCATTTGAGGTTAATTTTGAGTCTATATTGAAGCTATTTTCTGAAGAAAGATCAAAATAATAAGTATTAAAATCGGATTTGCTAAAAATATCTAATATGACGGAAAGATCAGATTGTTTAGTTGTTGATATTCCAGCATATTGAGTGGATTCTAATTGATAATCAGAAAAAACTTTAAACCCTTTGGGGTGATTTAAAGTTAAAACGGAGTCTTTCCAAGTATCATAATCTACTTTTGATTTTATTGAATATGAAAAATTTTGATAATAGAAACTATCTTGAATTTTTTGAATGTCATCATTCAAAAATCCACTATTTTGTTGCCATCCTTTATTCAACTTTGTTTTTGAAGAAATACTAGTCGTAGAATCTGTTTTGTATATGTTTAAAATTTTTGATTTTGCCCCAGTAGAATCTCCCTGAATTACTTCACCAATTTGAAATTCCTTAGTTGGATTTGAAATAGTTAAAAGACTAGAATATTCATCCCAATCGGATACATAACCTTCTTTTTCTTGAGATGACTCTGATTTAATATTTTCTCCAATTAAATACTGACCTCTTTTTAAAGTAACAATAAATGAAGGAAAATATTTTTCAGGAATAATTCTACCCACAGAATTGATATTATCAAAAATACCAGGATCTTCTTCAGATTCTAAGTAATCTTTTAAACTGTAAGTTATTGTTCCTTGCCCTAATCCAACATCTTCAGTTAATTCTTCTATAGTGAATAGACTATAATTGTAATTTTCGGAATTATATCCTTTACTTTCGCTGCTAGAAACCTTTACATTTTCAATAAGTATTTTCTCATTAAGAGAGAATGGAAAAACGTCGGCATATGGAAAAGTAATTGTAACAAGTTTGGTGATAGAATTAAACGCTATGGAGTTTATTTTTAATCCATTGTTATTTTCTATTGGTATTATTTTTGGAATCAATCCACTTAAATTGGAAGTATTCTTTAATATTTTTACTATAGTGTTGCCTAGAGAATACTCCAAGTCCAAATCTTGTATAACTTCATTAGTTTTACTATCTATTGCCAGTAATTTTGGTGGCGTATTATAATTTATCCCAAAGGATGAAACTGCTATTGTATCAACAGAATATAGAGATTCTAATTTTACTACTAGTATAGGATAATTCTTTGGTAGTAAAGTAGTATCAGATGAAAAATCAAATCCTATATTATTAATTTCAGATCCTTTTATTTTTCCAACAGACTCGCTAAAACATTCTAATAAAGCATCTTTTCCCGTAATTGAATTTATTTTCAAAATTCTTGGTAAAGAGTAATAATTTTTCCCCGGATCTACTACCTTTATTTCTGAAATGGGACCAAAAGCACTGATAGAATTTGTACTGTAACTTAATGTTGATATTGTTGATGAATATGAAACAACCTCCGGGTTATTGGGCAATAAGTACTCAAAAGAAGTTGTAGAACCAACACCAACAAAAACTGGGTAATCTCCTATATAACCACTTCTCAATAAATCTAGAGTATTGTTTGATTCTATTAATAAATTATCAACTATAATTTCTCTTTTATTTTCTGGATAAGCAATTCCATTAGTAAATACTGGAACTAATCGGTAATACAATTTGTCAGGAAGATCACTCTTTATGTTTAAAATAACCTTTGCGTTTTGACTAATTCCAATAGTTCCTTCTTGAATAATATTAAATTCTTCGTATTCTTCTGTTTTATTGAAAACATTTTTAAAATATGGGTCGGTATAAAGTTCAAATTTAAAGGCTGAATATTGATTGTTATTTGATGTATATGCTAGAGAAGAATCCGACAAATCAAAAGTAACATCAGATTCTTTATATAATTTTATTAAAGGATTAATTGGAGAAATTGATCCATTAGAAACAGAAGTTATTTTTATTGTTTTTGGGTCTGGAGAAATAGAGTCATAATAAGAATCACATAATTTTATAGTATTTTCATCTAAAACTAAAATGTAATAAATTTCATTATTGGTCAAATTTTGTGTTGAGGTATCTGTTTTGTAAATTATTTTTTGCCCTGTTACAAATCTGTGATCATCAATAGTAATAGTACTATTCAAAGTACTAACACCCGAAGATATAAAATTCTTTGGATTTATAATAACTCTTCTTTTTTGATCATCATATTTTACAATTACTGAGGTTGATGTTTTTGGATTTACATCTATGGATACTATGTCATTAGTTGCCAATCCATGAGTGCTTGATGTGGATACAGTAACAACATTTTTTGACACCGTTCCATATATTTTTTCATAATTGGTTTTAAAACTATGATTAGTTCCAGTTCCTATACCAGAAAAATACAAAGTTGTAGAATTTTTTGTTGTACTAGTAATCCCAACAAATCCGCCTGTACTACCAATTCCTACCTTAACGGTCGAAACTCCTATAATATCATCAGAAATCTTTGCCACAAAAAGTTTTGTGTTATTGGATAAAGAAAAATTTGAAGATCCATTTATAGAGACTTGTATAGTAGATCCTCCATTGGAAGAATATATTAACTCATCTCCAGTTTTTAATCCATGATTTGGAAAATAAATTGATTTACTTGGAATGAACAATGTTGTTACGCCACTTCCTGGATTTGAAAAATTTAAAGTATACCCAATTCCAACACCCAATCCCAAAGAATCTTTTGGATTAAAATAGAGTTCATCATTTAGTTTATATTCGAATTTTGGCGAATATTGATTTTGGAATATTATTTTCCTTGATTTTTCCTCTAATACCTCTAGTGCTGAATGGGCAGAACCAACAGTTTCATGAACAGACCTTAAAACTCTTATTCTAGAAGATAAATTGTCAGTATTTAAAACTTTAACTTTTTCAGTTCCTATTCCTAAAATGTCATTAGATTTAAAATTATTAATATTACCAAAAACAGAAAAATAAGTTACTATTCCTGTGGAAGAAACACTACCTACATTTTCTCTTAGTATTAAAGCGTTACTTGGAACATCAATCCGGTGTAATCCATCGAAAGTATAAGTCGTAGTACTCAATCCAGATATTGTTACTACTTCGTCATCTTTAAACTGATGTGGGTCATTAAAAATTCCTAAAAATGAATTATTCACAAAATCTGGGTAGAATTCAACATTACTAACACCAGTCGTTGCTACACTTATATTTTGTATCGCTTTTCCAAAAACTTTAGAGACTTTTGCGGCAGCATTGTATCCAGATGTTCCTTGGTTATCAAATATTATATTATCCCCTACCCTGTAATTTTCTCCAGAATTTAATATTTCTACCTTTTCAATATATCCCGGAGAAATGGATTTAACTTCAGAGAATTGTATTTTATAATCTTGAGTATTCAAATATTCATAGATAATATTTTTATCATCCAATCCATAAGAATTTGTATTTCTTAAACATTCGATTTCATTCAAATCAAGTTTTTCTTGATTTGAACCCGAAACAAAATTAAATCCATTTGGTTTTGATCGGTAGAAATTTCCTACAAAATAAGGAAATTTTGGTTTTTTGTATCCATTAAATTCGCTAGATGTAGTTAAATCTAATGTAGAAAAATAAGCATATACTCCTAGGGGAAATTCTGGAGTAATACAAAATCTTCCATTGTATTCATCGAGATAATTTTCGTCATTTTTGTTTTTATACTCATAATCTTCTATAAAAAATCCTAATGGAAATTCTGGTCTATTATTTTGAGGAGATGTTTTTAGTAAGTAGCTGGAGTTTAATTGAACTATTCCACCACTACCATCTTTTTTGTTGTATCCATAAGGACCATATATGGGATTTCCATCGTATGCCCATCCTATTAAAGGAGAGTGTGATAACACATTTGGATTTGTATTATCATTCAAAATTTCCTTAAATTTTCTTGGATAATACAAATGTCCATACTGCAATTCATCTTCTTTAGAAATTGATTTAAATAATGCGCCATCATCTAACTGACTAAAAGATTTTAAAAATCTTTCTACTAAATTGATAGTCCATGTTTGAATCTTTGGATATAATTTAGCGCCGCTGCCATTTGCTATCGCAGTTATTTGTGTTCCGCTTTGACTATACCCAAATCCACTTTCTATAACCTTAACAGAAGTTATAGATCCTCCACTTATTATTGGATTTAAAACTGCACCAATTCCATCACCTATCACTGAAATGACGGGAGAAGAGTTATAATCTTGTCCTGAAGAAATAATGGAGACATCCACTATTTTTCCTTCTTTTATGATAGGACTTAAAACTGCTCTAGAACCAGATTCCAAAGAAATTTCAGGTAATCTATTGAAATTTAAAATATCTGGAGATCCATAATTAGTTCCTTTATTATTAAGATGAATAGAAGAAACTTTTCCTCTAAACTTTGGATTTACTTTAGATTTAAAAACATCCTTTGATATTGATCCACCTACAGTAGATACTCCAATTTCTCCAATAATACTCACATTTATTTCTGGATAATTGAAAATATGAGTACCGACTCCAACAGAATTAAATTTAATATACTGTGCTGATTTGTAATAAAAATCTTTCTCTGTAATTCCTACCCCAACTTCCGAAAGAGTAAAACGATCTTCATTCAGTTTTGTTACAAAGTATTCTTTATTTGTAGATAATCCAGAAATTGCAGTTCCTTCTACTGAATATTTTAATATTTCTCCAGATTCATATCCATGATTTTCAATAAAAATTGCCCCATATCCAGTGAAAGTACTAATCCCAGAAGAAGAAGTAGTTCTTTTTTTATTTTGATATCCGCTTCCTGGATCGATAATACTAATAGATCCTACAGTAATTTTTTTATTATATGTCAAAATTTTATGTTCACCTACTCCCAGAGAAGTAAAAGATATTGCAATTCCAGAATTAAAGTTTTCTATATCAGAATGTAGTTGTATTTCAGTAGGTGATTTTACTGACACATAGTATGACGCATTAGTAGATATGCCTCCAATTGAAGAATATCCATTAGTCTTGTAAATTACTCTTTCGCCATTTCTAAATTTATGATAAGTAGAAAACCCTATTTTTGATGCAGTTGAATTTCCTGTGGTTACATTTTTTTGAGCGTCAAATAAGACTTCATGGTCAACTAATTTGATATTTGCCACAGCATTGGCACCGGTGCCGTTTCCTCCTGTAATGGATACTATGGGTGTCTCTACGTAATCAAATCCAGGATCTATAACTTCAATATCTGCTAATATACCCTCCACCGAGCAATAACCAGATACTCCACTTCCTAAAGAATCTTCTACTTTTAAAATAGGTGGATTTATTACGTCATAATCATTTTCGGAAGACAATATATCTATAGATTCAATTTGCCCATAATATATTTTGTCCGTGGATTTATAATTGAATATTTCTGTTCCGTTTATTAGTGTTCCAATTGCCCCAGGAAAAGATTCATAATCATTACTGTCATTTGTTGGCGTAGGAATTACTCTAAGTAATTTTTGAGCATTTAAGGATTTTGAAGCAAAATTATTAAATTCTATTTTACACCCGTCTGCGTCATCATAAGTAGAATTTTCATCTAAATTTAATTCAACAAAATCTGATTTATAAATTGATGATCTACTCTTACATAAGTTAAATTGAGTGTCATTTTGTTTCTTTACAAAATAAATTCCTTCCTCAAGTAAATTTTTGGCTTTCTCATTATTTGCTGGAGTGAAATATACTGCATCTCCGCTCTCAAAATAATGACCACCTTCTATTTGTATTGTACTAATTCCAATAAAATTGCCAGTGACTGAAAAGTCATTAGTACTTAAAGGCAAATCCTCATACTTCGGTAAAGAATTTGTTGCAACTATTAATTGATTATCTTTTTCGTATATATTTTGTACATCTGATGAAATTTTTAATAGATTGGAGTACTTTGAGGATTGTATATTTACCTTAGATATTTTTCTTCTTATTGAATATAGAATATTTGGTGATAAATCAATTCCTTTGATCGAAAATGAGGTTTTATTGAATACTTCATCCACTTTCGCGTTAGAGTTTATATTTTTAATTTCTACAAAATCACCTTTTCTTATAATATTATTTGATTTTGTGGTTATAGTGTATTTTTTCTCTTGAGAATTTGTCAATTCTACCGAACAATTATTATAAGTTGGGGAAGTATTGAAAATCCAATTATTGAACGAAAAATTATTATCATCATTAAATCCTAAAGATTTAACTGATATTTTTGTATTGGGATTATGATAAAAATTATCAGTGTTGGTTTTTAATTCTACTTGATTCAGTATAGAATTAATTTTAACCTTTATTACTTCTGAATTTAGGGGACTTCCATAGGCAAAGGTGTTTATTGATACTTTAGAACCATTTGAAATTGATCCAATACTACTTCTATCTACACTAAAACACCCATAAAATTGATTTACTGATTTTGATGTATATGAAACTATTCCAGAAGTTCCATCTGTATAATCAACACTCAAATGTCCATTTTTGGGAAATCCTAATGTTGAGTCTACAGTAATTACATCTGATAGTTCTGGATGATCATCAATTACTTTAGTTTTGGGGTGAATTGAAAACTCACCATAAACAGAACCATCTACACTAATATCCCTAGAATACCCCGCATCTACACTTAATTGATAATATTTTTCTCCAGATTTTGTGATAAGTGATTGTACTTTTGTAATTGGGGCATATGATTTTACATAATTTCCATATTCATATGCATCTTGATATAAAGTAAAATTCACTAAATCTAATGGATTTCCTTCCACAGACTCCACGACAAAATCATAAGTTACATTATACTGAGCATCTGATGGTTTAAATAAGTAATCTTTTGGTCTTATAATCTTCACACTTTGTCCATAAAGACATTTAAATAATATGTTAAAAGATTCATCTGTTCCTTTTGAAGAATAAAAATCTTGTCCTTGTTTAATGAAAAGTTTTTCATTGACTGAAGAATATAAATTCTTTTTCTCAAATCCGGGTAAAAGTTGATACTTGGTTTTTTTTAAAAACTCATTTAAAAATAATACACTTAAATTAATTATTTTTGAACCAGATTTATGGGCGTCTGATAGTGAAGTTTTAAATAATACTTCATCTGAAGATCCTTCTGCTTCATAAGAAACAATACCACTAAATCCTCTAACACACCCAATAAAAGAATCTTGGGATGTTTCTTTATAAGTGATGATTTCGTTATCAATTTGTAACAATCCGTATGATTTTGGAAATCCTTGAGTTCCTGTTGGATTTTTTTCCAAATCAATAGTGATTACCTCATCAAAAAATGATATATCTTCTTTTAAAATTACATCACTTATATTCTCTGCAGATGTATCAATTTTAGTGTATTGATCAATATTCTGAATCAAATCTGCAGGAGATCCTTGATATTCATTAGAAATATAATATTGCGTTAAAAATTCTGAAAAAAGAGGAAACTCCTCTTTAATATATTCTGGAAGTTGATTTTCAACAATATTAGAGAATTTAATTCTGGTTTCTGACATTTTTTTAAGATCTTACTAAATTTCCATTACCATAGCTTGAAGATACAATATAGTTTGATGCTGAAGGATCTGCTCCAGAAGAAATTTCATCAACTACCATTTCAAATAAACTGCTATTAATATCTAGTTGCAAATATAAATCCTGCAATCCAATTACATCATTTGATTTTGGAATTGCGGATATTTGAATAGTTGGTTGTCCATTTATTATTTTTTCAGTAGATATTATATTTAATGGATTTAAATTAATTATACCTTTCTTATAATCTATGGTTCCAACATTTCTCCTAACAATGGTTGGATTAGTTGAGGATTTATTTGGTAGACTGAAGAAAAATATGATCCCAGTTTCCCTATCAGTGTTTGGTATATCTGATAAGTAAAGATCTTCTTGTATCCCGGTTATTCTAAATGCAGTCGATTTAATATTGAATCCGTTTAGATCTGAAATATGAAATTGATTTCCAAATCCAATTGAATATGTTGCAAAAGAATTTGCTACTATTCTTAAATCCCTACGAATAGAAATTTTTGTAATGTTAGATGTAATTGCACTATGACTGTCATCTATAATTTTTAAAAATTTACTATATTTAAATCTTGCCCCATACTTATTCAATTCAGTAGATTTTGCATATTTATTTACATTATAGTTAATTGTAGTTAATACCTGATCTGATCCTGAAGATAAGTTAGGATTATAATAAATTTTAGAATCTGTTTCTACGTAAAGATACTTTAAATCTAGAATTTCTGGAACTATTCCTGCAACAGAATATTGCTTTAGATTTAATTTTATATTTTCTTTGATTAAATTTGGTAGAAAATCACCAGTCCTTGGCTTAATACTAATAAAAACTTTTCCATACTGAGGGGGAATCAATTCTTCTCCGCCGAAAACAGAAATGGATTCTGTTTCTGGATATACTACATTTTTGATAAGAGATTCGTAATCATTTGATGTTACTGCTCTGTTTTGAGATGCGTATATCCTTCCTGAGTATTTTTTAATAGATTCAATTTCTTCTATATCTTCTCCACCAGATGAGATTAACCCAGTTGATAACAAAGAAATCCCAGAGGTAATACTTTGGTTATTTGAAGATGTCAATGTACCAGAAAAAGAAAATTGCGATATTCCATTTCCAGACTCGCCATTGGACACAATATAAGAAACTTCTATTTGATCTCCATTTTGTAGAGATTCTCCAAATACACCATCACCAAAAATTATTTCATATCTTTCATCTTCTACTTCTTGTATGAAAAATACTTTGGAATTTCCATCTATGTCTAGTATATTTTTGTGAAGCATATAATTTGATTTGATGCCATCTCTATCCACAGAGACGGAAAGTAAATCAGTATCAATACCAGGATTGGGTAAAATAAATCTTTGATTTAAATTATTAGTATTATATGCAAATTTAGTTGTAATTAGAGAACCTTCATATATTTTAACATCATCAAAAGATGCAATCCCATTGAAGATTGGTTTTGTAATATTCTCTAAGATTGAAAATACAAATGATTGGTTTGAAAATGTGTTTGAACTTGAAGATACTATTCCTTTTTTAAGAGTTATTGTAGAACTTTGTATATTCGAGTTTGAAAGATCTACAAAAAAACTTACTGTTGCTCTTGCTGATTTTTTGGATCTTGGAACATATCCAATGTTTCTCGCAAGAGCAACAACATTTTCTCTTAATGTCGCACTATCTATAAAAACCTCATTTGCAACCATATTTGCATTATATGAAGTAATATATGTATTATATGCTAATACATCTAAAATTGTAGATAAATTAGATCCTTCAAAATTATAGTCAGTAAAATTTGAGTTTGATCTCAAATAATCTTTTAGTGTTGTCTTGATCTGGTCGAAATCTAAATTTGAGAAATTTGTTAATGTCATTTATCTAGAAGGCAGTAATACAAATTCTAACTGTTGTGGTTGTACATCTGCACCAATAATTCTATAGATTATTGTTACGTTAAAAGTATTGTTATCATAATCTGGGACAGCACTAACATTAATTAATTCGACTCTTGATTCATAATTTCGAATAGAATTTTCTATTTCATCTTTAATTGTAATTGATGTGAGATCATCAACGTTTTCAAATAACGATCT